CAAGTGCCAGTTTGGTGCGCTAGATATCGACATCTACGACCTCAACCACAACGAGGTACAAGAGAAGATACAGAAGATGAAGCTGCCCTTGATCCATTGCAGATCAAAGTCTGGCGGCGCACACCTGTATCTCTTCATGAAAGAGATGGAGCAGGCTGCTGTTATCCGAGATTACCTGACCGAGATGTCTATAGCGTTAGGCTACAGCGGCTGCGAAGTATTCCCGAAGCAAGACACGATCATCGCGGAGCGTGGAGACGTGGGCAACTTCATCAACATGCCGTACTTCAATGCAGAGTTACCGCAGCGGTATGCCTTCAACGAGAAGTGCGAAGCCTTGGAACTCGACGAGTTCTTGGATGCGGTGGACAAGGCACGAGTTTCTCTGTCCGAACTCGAGGCTGTGCGCCTGTCCAAGCCTCGCAAGTATTTCACAGACGGACCGCCCTGCCTTGAGCATCTGTTCGCGGACGGCCCGATCTCTGAGTTTCGAAACAACACGTTCTTTAACGTGGCTCGGTACTGCAAGATGAAGAGTCCGGATGAGTGGCAGGATGAGTTCGAGGGGTACAACCGGACTTTGTCCAGCCCTCCGCTACCGTCTAGCGAGATCGTCAACCTCAGTAAGCAGCATGAGAAGAAGGAATATCTGTATACCTGCAAGGAAGAGCCGATGCGCAGCTACTGCGATCCGGCGATCTGCGCCACGAGAAAGCATGGTATTGGATCCGATGGCCCAGACTCTGTGTCAGTGGGCGGTCTTACTATCATGCTGTCGGAGCCTCGTCTGTTCTTCATGGACGTTGATGGTGACAGAATACAGCTGAGTACAGAGCAGTTGCAGAACCAGACGTTGTTTCAGCGGGCGTGTATGGATCAAAAGAACATGATGCCCCCGACAATGAAGCCTCAGAAGTGGCAGCAGTTGGTGAACAGTTTGATGCAGGGTGCTACCTTCTTGGACGTACCACCAGAACTCACGATCTCAGGCCAGTTTAAAGACCACCTAAGATCTTACTGCACCAGCCATGTACGTGCCATGTCTCCCGAAGAGATCGAGATGAACAAGCCTTGGACCGATGCAGGTACAACCAAGTTTAAACTCGATGGTCTTCTGGAGTATCTGCACCACCGTAGGTTCAGCGCACTGACCAGAGGGCAGATCATGCAGATGATTCGTGATCTTGGGGGTGGCACTGGGAAACAGAACATAACCAAGCGGACTTCGAAGGGCGAGATCAAATCATCGCTGCGATGCTGGGTAATCCCGGCGTTCGAGGAGGAAACAATAGAACTACCAGTCAAGGAGATCTCAAATGACATCCCATTCTAATAAGTTGATGCGGGTATCAGACGTAGCAGACTTGCTCGGGGTATCTAAGTCATACGTCTACAAGCTGGCGTCTACCGACCCATCATTCCCAGTACCGATTGTGCTTGGGTCCGAACACAAGAAGCGGTCATCCAGCCGTTGGGTTCTGACAGAGATCGAGGACTGGGTGAACTCCAGACCACGGGGGAAAGAGCTATGATACCCAATGCAAAGCTACTACTGGGTCCGCCTGGCTGCGGGAAAACCTACCGCCTGATCCAAGAGATCAAGGCTGCGCTTCAAGCTGGGACCCACCCGTCTCGCATTGGCGTGATCTCGTTCACTCGTAAGGCGATCGAGGAGATGATCTCTCGCTCCTGTGCTGAGTTCAACCTACAGGCTAAAGACTTCCCGTACATGAAGACCAGTCATGCCTTCGGGTTCCATGGACTTGGGCTCAAGACCACAGACATCATGGACCCAGAGGACTACAACAACATTGGCAGGGAGATCGGCCTCACCTTCGAGGGCAAGGACTTCACGTCGGTTGACGGCGGCGTAACTCTCCCCACGATCGGTGGATCCGGGGCACGTTACCTGCAGCTGGACAGCCGTGCGCGTCTGCGGATGATCGACATCGAACAGGAATACAACGACGAAGCGGATTGGAACCTGTTCTTTGCCAAGCTACAGCAACTGTCTGCCCAGTTGGTCGAGTACAAACGATCAGTGGACAAATACGATTTCGTTGACATGATCGAGCAGTACATCGAGCACGGCGAGGTTCCCAACTTGGACTATCTGTTCATTGATGAAGCCCAAGACTTCACGCCTCTACAGTGGGAGATGGCCAAGAAGATTGCTGCGTCTGCTGAGAACGTGTGGATCGCTGGAGATGATGACCAAGCCATCCACCGTTGGACAGGCGTGGATGTTAATCTGTTTAACAAAAGTTCGGACAACATCGAGGTGCTGTCCCAGTCCTATCGCATACCCAAGTCGGTACACAGAGTAGCTAACAAGATCTCCAAGCGGATCGGTGGTCGTCACGAAAAGATCTTTACCTCTCGGGATGAGGAGGGCAGCGTAGAGTACGTCAACTACCTGTCCGAGGTTCCACTGTCCTCTGGGTCGTTTACTTTGATGGCTCGAACCAATGGGTACGTGTCTGAGATGGCGAACTACTTGCGGTCCAACGGGTTCAAGTATTCCCGCAATGGTAAGTCCAGCCTGTCCGATGATCTGGTCGGCAACATTATGACGTGGGACACCCTGTGCCAAGACAGGCCTGTCGGTGTGCAACAGATCAAGGCGCTTTACTCTGGTGTTAAGAAGCAGGGCAAAGATGCGGTTGTCCGCCGAGGATCAACTCAGATGCTGGATGCGTTGGCACCGGAAGACATGTTGGATATGGACACCCTGATCAAGGACTACGGTCTGCAAAGGGACGCCTCGAGCAGCGCGTTCGATGTGTTGAATGTCCCAGCCTCCGAAAGAGACTACATCGGTGCGATATTCCGCAGAGGGGAGGACCTTCTGTCTGCGCCTCGTATCAAGGTCTCCACGTTCCATGCGATGAAGGGCGGGGAGGATGACAACTGCGTGGTTTGGACAGCATCTACCAAGGCCTGTGTGCAGAGCAAGTTTCCCGACGATGAGCACCGAGCGTTCTACGTTGGTGTTACCCGAGCCAGACACAATCTCTACATCCTGCAATCCGACAACAAGTATAGGTATTCGCTATGAGACGTGATGAAGTATTAGACACAGCAAAAGAACTGATCAATGGACAGAGGGCCAAGGACTACGGGGATGCGTTCGATAACTTCGAGCGGATCGCTACAGGCTGGAACGCCATCATCCGAGAGGCCATGCTTACCGACGGTTATGTGACCAACCAGCACGTTGCGTTAATGATGGACTGGTTGAAGACAGCACGTCTGCTCAACGACTTGTCCAAGGAAGACTCGTGGATCGACAAGTGTGGGTACAGTGCACTCGGTGCCGAGTTCTCTGACAGAAGGACTAAGACATGAGCCAGAAGAATTTGTTTGCAGAGGACGGTGGTGAGCACAGTGATCTTAGCTACCACATCAAAGGCGAGATGGACATCATCGAGGTCGATTGGAACATCCCTACCGAGTACCCTGATCTGACAGCCTACAAAGAAGTGGCCGTCGATCTGGAAACCAAAGACCCGAACCTGACAACCTTGGGCCCTGGCTGGGCCCGCAAAGACGGTCACATCATCGGCATTGCTGTAGCTGCGGGAGAGTACAAAGGCTACTTCCCCATCCGCCACGAGAACGGCCACAACCTAGATCCGCGGATCACGATGAAGTGGATCAAGAAGCAGATGTCTGTTCCAGGGATGGACGTGATTATGCACAACGCTACCTATGATGCGGGTTGGCTTCGTGCCGAGGGCGTCGAGATCGAGGGTCGTATCATCGACACGATGGTGACGGGTGCTTTGGTTGACGAGAACCGTTGGTCCTTTGGCCTTGATGCGATGGCCCGTGACTATGCTGGTATCCGCAAGGACGAGAAGCTGCTCAAGGCTGCTGCTCAAGAGCGTGGACTGGACCCCAAGTCAGAGATGTACAAGCTGCCCCCTAAGTTTGTGGGTGGGTATGCTGAGATGGACGCTGTTGCTACACTTGCATTGTGGAAAGCCCTAAAGGTGCTGATCGACAAAGATGAACTGTGGGATGTTTGGAACCTTGAGATCGGCTTGATCCCCTGCATGTTGGACATGCGTACCAAGGGTGTGCGGGTAGATCTTGAGAAGGCAGAGCGCAACAAGAAGTCTCTCCGTGAGCAGAGCAACTACCTGCGTGGTGTGCTCGAGAAAGAAGCCAACATGGACGTGGACATCTGGGCGTCCGCATCTATCCAGAAGATGTTTGACAAACTGGATTTGGAATACCCGAGGACCGAGAAGGGTGCGCCATCATTCACCAAATCGTTTCTCAATGATCACCCAGCTAAGATCGCACAGGTTCTCGTTAAGCTGCGCGAGTTTGACAAGGCTGACAGCACGTTTATCGACAGCATCCTGCGGCACGAAACCAACGGACGCATTCACACTGAACTGCACTCCACACGTAGGGATCAGGGCGGCACGGTGACGGGTAGATTCTCGTCGTCCAACCCGAACCTACAGCAGATTCCAGCACGAGACCCTGACATCAAGCGTTTGATCCGTGGCCTATTCATACCAGAAGAGGGATGCAAGTGGGGATCGTTTGACTACTCAAGCCAAGAGCCGAGGTTGTTGGTCCACTTCGCATCGATGGTCCCGTCTACGATCAGGCATCCTGTTGTGGACGATATCGTGGAGGAGTTTAACAACGGTGACGTGGACCTGCACCAGATGGTAGCGGACCTTGCTAACATCACACGTAAGCAAGCCAAGGGCGTGAACCTCGGGATCATGTACGGCATGGGCATGGCGAAACTGGCGGATCAGTTGGGTATTTCCAAGGAAGACGCCAAGGATCTGATCGAAAGACACCACACCAAAGTACCTTTCGTTAAAGGTTTGGCAGACTTGGCCTCTAAGCAGGGGGACAGGAACGGGCAGATACGCACCCTGATGGGCCGTAAGGGCCGCTTCCACCTCTGGGAGCCTGTCACCTTCGGAGCAGGCAAACCACTGCCCTACGACGAAGCTGTGAAGGAGTACGGGGGTGCGGGTGGTAGAGGCATACGACGTGCGTTTACATACAAGGCTCTGAACAAGCTGATCCAAGGATCGGCGGCGGACCAAACTAAAAAAGCTATGCTCGATTGCTACAACGAGGGGTTCACCCCTATGCTGACGGTGCATGACGAACTATGCTTTAACATAGAGAGCGAGGAGCAAACCGCTCGGATCAAAGAGATCATGGAGACGGGGATCAAGCTCTCTATACCATCGAAGATTGACGTAGACATAAAAGAAAATTGGGGAGAAATCGAATGATGCATGTAGAAGATATCAAGGCCATGGGCTTTAAACAAATGCACACCGTCCAAGTGGAGGCCCTGTTGATGTTTGTACATGACGCACTGAACCTAGCTGCGATGACCGAGGATCCAGAGATCGTTGCCGACGTTGAGCAGACGGCAGACGAACTGGTCCGCCTGTTCGGTGGCAACGGTGTCTCTATTAACTACGTCATCGATTAGATCTGTCTACGATCTCTTGGTTTCTCGGGTCTCCTAGTAGATCTGGGGCCCAGGTTCGAGCACGTTGCAGCAAGTTCCCTGCTCCGGTGATCGCGTCTCCAGCTACGTCGCTGACTGCTTCCGAAGCGGTGTCAACGAATGACGGGGCTGCTTGCGGCTGTGGTGCCGCGACAGGTTCAGAAACTTGAGGACTAGGGTTCGTAATTCCAGAGAACAACCCAACTTGAGGCCTCTCTTGAGGTGTCGTGTCACCCACAATAGGAGTGTTGACAAGCGAACGTCTGATCTCATTGATCTGCTGAGTGGGAAGCCGCTGAAGGATTCGGCTTTCTCTTTTGACATTCACTTCTTGCGAAACCTCTCGGATCAAGGCTCGGCTTATCTTGAGTGGAACATAACGGTTCCGGACTATGTTCCCAAGCTCTGCTCTGGAAACACCTGATTCAGCAAACGCCTTATTGATTTCCTGACGACTCATTCCTGCCGCCATAGCGGTGTCTATTTTTGACTTTAACACTGCCTGATGACGACGGCGAGCGTCGTTCGCTTGGACATATGCGTTAAGAACATCGTCATTCGTTACGTCATTGTCGTCTGCTATGCTTGTGAATATAGATGCAGCACTGGCCCGAAGGCCGGAGTACTCAGAGCCTGCGTAGCTAAGACTACGAGGTATGTTCAACTTCAGGGAGCGAAGGCCTGTGAGCATGGATCCCGCTTCTTCAAACGGCGCGTACTGGTCTCCTTGCGCAGACGGTGTTCCTGTGGCCGAGCGAAGGGTACGGCCTTGCACAAATTCTCCACGCTTAACCGTCATCGCTTGTTCCACGATTCCTGGGAGAAATGCCCCAACGACGTGCGTTAAGGACTTGGACAGTTTGTCTCCCAGAAGTTCTCCGTTCTTGTAAATCTCTGCGCCCGTCTGGGTATTGCCCTGACGTGTGGTTACGTCGATAATTCTTTCCGCAGCCATAGACTCTGATGCGAACGGTTCAGCAAACTTCTTGAACCCTTCCCACGCTGCAGTACTAACCTGCTCTGCAAACCCAGCGTCAACCGATCCTTTAGCAAAATACTCTTGCATCGCAGCGCGGGCAGGAGTGAGCATGAACTCATACGGAAGCATGTATGACAGATCAATGTACTCGGCTTGGCCTTTCTCGTCCGGCTTTGTCAGATACACAAGCGTGTTACCCTTGGTCCAAGGAGCAGCGCCTGACTGCAGGATATCCTCTTCCGCCTCGGTAACGCCAAGCATGTCATGAGCCGCGGACTTGAATGCGATAGGAGCAGCGCCCGCCATTGCGACGTACCCAGACAGACGTTGAGCGCCGATGGCTCGGACCTGCCGAGCAAAGATATCAGCTTGTTCCTTGCCCATGGCTTTCACTAAATCGTCTGTTGCTTGGAAGCCCATCTCTTTGAGGGATCGCGTAACGATGTTGCCAGACGTACGGATAATCTCCGCAGGGAACGCCATGAAGTTACCGACAACAGGGATTCGACGAAGCTGTTTGATAGCTTCGGGGACCATGGAGTAAGTAGGCATCGTCTGACGAACGATATCAGTCACGAACATGTTGCCGAAGTCCGTTCCTGCAACCGACGAGGACCGCTGCGACAAACCTGATTTGGTGAGT